GCAACTTCAGGTACAGCTTCATTACAAGGTATCTGTAATGCAGCAGTTGCAACTACTACAGTTGCAGACTACACATTCTAATATAAAACATTAAAATGTAAACTAAAATGGCAGTTAAAAAACTGCCATTTTTTTACGACTATAAATATTGCTATGGAAGCATTATATCAGTATCGAGCATATACACTAATAGATATAACCGAAACTAAAGTACTGACGCAATCAATAGAACAACAGAAGCAACGCAATCAACAGCGTAACTGGGAAACAATATATCAGTTATTAAGTTTGCGAGCACAGTTACTAGAATTTACTTATCTGTCTGTTATAACTGCTGATGTTGCAGAGTATGCGTTTGGTGTTAACTATGTGGGCACACATAACATTTGGTCGTTTGACTTTGCAGTTGACCGCGACGATGTGTATGCGTTTAATCACGATAAGTTTGGGGTAATTAAAGATGACTTCAAAATTACCCCTATCATTCTCGGGCTAGACGAAACAGCAACACCACCACTGCCACTGTTCTACGCAAGTGGTGTGAATAATAATATCTACTTTAAAACACGTACTTAACAATATCTCAATATAACTAAATATTAGTTAGATGCAACAACAATAATCATGGCACATATTAAGGCATAACCTAGGCTCAACGAATACGCATCGCTACTATATAAAAGAGAGCGATAATGGCAAGTAAACCTACAGAAATCGAGAAGCAAAATTTAGAAGCACATGTCGAACTATGCGCCGTAAGGTACGGTAGCTTGGAAACTAAATTAAACAACTTAGAACAGCGCATGGATAAACTTGAGCTGCATCTGATTGACATTAAAAACAGCCTAACCGACAAAATATCGGGTGGCGACAAACAAACCATCAGCATCTTCACAACTATGATGGGCGTTGTACTAGCAGGTCTTATTGGCTTTATCTCTCATTCACTATTTAAATAAAACTCCTTAACGTTATCCTGTAATAAATACTTTATAGGATAACATCATGAAAATTGTTGAACTCACAAACAAACTATTACTAACAATCACAAACGAAGAACATGAACTACTAGAACAGTTCACAGGCGATACTAGTATTGCTAAAAGTCAATTAGACGAACGCGAACAAATGATCGCAAATCAACTCACAGTCAAAGATGTACTGTTAAGAACAAATGAAGCCGGAAAAATCTATTACAAAAAACGTATTGACTGAAATTGACATTGAAAAAATACGTCGATTTACAGAGGCCGAACTTGCTAAACACAGTAAAGGTCCGCTCCCATTCTGCTATCAACTTGGCGCAGATACATTAATAGTTGGCAAGTATAAAATAGTAAAAATTACAGACAAAAACTGGCGCATAACTAAAGATAACGAACAAGTATTTGACTTCTTTAATAGAAAAGATGCTATATTTTACTGCATTGCGCTACATAAGCACAAATACGAATTAGCTCAAGAAGTACGTATCAACGATAACTTAATTGGTATACTTGAATTTGATGCTATACTGTACAGATATCGTTATAAGCAAGCACAAGAGAACAACGATGATTGGAAGATTACATTATATTCTAATAAATACACTGAAACTATGTTACGAATTGAAGAATCGAAGAAACAATTAAAGAAGTCTATCGTTTTGATAAATAATATTAAATAATTGCATTCAGGAAGAACTAAACATGAAACTATCAGAAATGTCATCAACATCAGCAAAAAGACTTAACAAGGTATTGGAAAGTCGATTCGGCTTTGCTATTGATTATGATACATTGTCTATCTCTAAGGCACAACGCTTAGGTGAAACAATATCATTAAACTTAAACAAAATCCGTCATAGTGCGGATTTTCACAGAGCAGAAACAAATCCACGTTACATGGAGTTGTTAACTGTACAAGAAGGCTTAAACACTTGGCTTACTGAACAACATCAACAACTTAACGAAGGTGAAGTTGGCAATGCAGAAGTATTATTAGCTGCTAAAGATATGGTTGATAGTGTACAAGATACAATTGAGAAAGTTGGCAAAATGCAAAACGAACAACTTCCACAATTACTTGACAGTATCCGTGACCAAATTGGTTCAGAACAAGCTGATGCATTTAAAGCGGCAGTTGGTGGTACACTAGACCAATTAATGCAAAACTTACAACAAGCACGTGAAGGCGTTGACTCTGGTGTACGTGTATTAAGTGGCGAAGCAGTTGATCAACCAATGGCTATGCCAGGTGATGCAATGGGTGGTGCTCCTGATTTAAGTGGACTTCCTCCTCCAGCAAGCGACTTTGATGCAGAAGAAGGTGGTGCAGATGGCTTCGCAGCAACTGATGCAGCTGTAGGCGGAACTGAAACATTGGGTAGAGAATTGCGTTAATGCGTTTACGCGAATTCGCAGGTGAAAACAATAGTGCTCCAGAGTCTAACTTAGTTACTGCTCTGGAGTTATTACGTCACCGTTCACAAGACAAATCAACACCAGCAACAATCAGTACTAAAAGTCTTATTAATCTAGTATTAAACACAGACAAAACATTCAGCTACGATGCTTTGGTTGATGCAAACGAAAATAATCCAGCAGTAAAAAATCTTATTAAAAGTTTTAACAAAGACCAAGTTATCCTTGCTCCATTAACGGGCGAAGACGAAGATTCAACTACAACTAACACAGATGGCGCTACCCAAAATACATTCCAAGCACCGGTAGATGATGTTAGTAGCATGGCAAATCGCGCTGCCAAATCACGCGGCGCACCAATAGCACAATAACCAAATAACCAAAATACATTGACTTTATACTATAAATAGTGTAGTATTGTAATATACTATTGGAGGTATTATATGAGCTATTCAGCAGCGGTCTTGGACCATTATGAAAATCCAAGAAATGTAGGATCTTTAGACAAGGAGAATGCGCAAGTTGGGACCGGAATCGTCGGTGCCCCAGCTTGCGGATGACAGGTGACGTCATGAAGTTACAAATTCAAGTCGAAGATGGTATTATAATCGATGCAAAGTTTAAAACATACGGATGTGGGTCGGCAATTGCTAGTTCTAGCCTAGTAACAGAATTGCTTAAAGGTATGACATTAGATGAAGCATACACAATTAAAAACTCAGCAATAGCAGAAGAACTTGCATTACCCCCAGTTAAGATACATTGTAGTGTATTAGCAGAAGATGCTATTAAAGCGGCTATTGCAGATTATAGGAATAAACAAGGATAAGAAATGGCTTGCCCATTACACAATACAGAATATCAACAATATTGTTGTTTACATGATAAACATCAAGAGGATAATACATTTGAACAATGCGAATATCAACAGGCATGTAGCTATCTTATTAACAATCAACAAGGGGTCGAAATAGAATGGAAGAGGAAATCGAAAGCCCGTGCGTCGGCGCATGCGGATTATTTGATGGAGTTTGCCGCGGTTGTGGTAGAACAACAGACGAAGTAGTAGAATGGTACAATTTTACAAACGAACAAAAACAAGCAGTATTAGATCGGATATTCAATTAATTAAATGGAACACTTTGATGTTGTAATAGTAGGTGCTGGAATGGCAGGTATCCAATCGGCGTATTATTTACAGCATGATTGCCCTGACCATTCCTATATCATTTTAGAAGCCCGTGATAATATTGGCGGCACTTGGGATTTATTTAAATATCCTGGAGTAAGATCCGATAGTGATATGTATACATACGGATATAGTTTTAATCCATGGAAAGGAAATACTCAATTTCCTAACGGCAGTGATATTAACAATTATATTAAACAAACAGCAGATAACAATAATATTAGTCAACAAATTCGATATAATCACAATGTAACTACAATCGAATGGAAAAATAATAAGTGGTACATCACATTAGTGGATCGCCCAACTATTACGTGTCAATTTATTATGATGTGTTCGGGCTATTTTAATTATAAAAATCCTCATACTCCTGAAATCAAAGATACAACTCAATATGCAGGGCAAATAGTACATCCACAACATTGGCAGGAACTTGACTATAAAGATAAAGATATTACTATTATCGGCAGTGGAGCAACTATGGTTACATTGGCTCCTGAACTAACCAAGCAAGCAAAATCAGTTACTGTAATTCAACGCAGTCCGGGTTATATAGTAAGCGCACCTAGACAACAGAAAAGTTCTCGGGTTAAACGGCTATGGCAAGGACTTAAATTTTATAATTATTGCAGAAATAATCCATTAGAGGCATCTACTTTATTAACTAGGTATGATAGACCTAACTATTATCCTTGGGAACAACGATTATGTCTAACTTTAGATAATGAATTTTTTGATTGTGTAGACAATGGCAAGATTCGGTTAATAACGAGTATAATCGATAGCTACGTTAAAGATGGAATTAAACTTGAAACTGGCCAAATTATTAGCAGCGATATTGTAATTACTGCTACTGGACTCGAGATAAAATTATTAGGCGGAGTTAATATAATAGTAAATGGTATCTCAATCGATATACATGATACTATATTTTATAGAGGAACAATGTTTACCGGAGTTCCAAATTTAGCAATGGCATTTGGGTACGTAAATCAGAGTTGGACATTACGCTGTGAATTAATTAGTCATTACGTTATCCGTATATTGAAATATATGAAAAAAAAGAATTTGTATTCGTGTACTCCGAGTATTTCAAATTTCGATAGCACTCCAATTGACTTTCCACTAAAGGCAAATTATCTTTTAAGATCAAAAGAAAAATTTCCAAAGCGAACCTGGCAGTTATATCAAAATTATTACAAAGAATGGTTTAATTTTAAGTTTTGTAATCTAAAAAAAGGAATGATATTTAAATGATTAGTTTAACGGAATTGGCTGCAGAGAAAATTAAGAAAAGCATCACTGCTCGTGGAGCAAACACGCTAGGTATTAAAATTGGCGTCAAAACTGCTGGCTGTAGTGGTATGAGTTATGTTCTTGAGTTTGTTGATCAACTATCTGTAAACGATATTGAATATAAGTGTCATGATGTTAGTATTTTTACTACACCAAAAGATTTAGTTTATGTCAATGGCCTAAAAATGGATTGGAAACGTGAAGGGCTTAATGAGGGATTTGAATTTATTAATCCAAATGCTACCGGCGAATGTGGCTGCGGTGAGTCATTTACTGTATGAATAGTATAAATCATTGGGCCGAGGGTATAATACCAAAAACAAAAAATCCACCCGGGGATTCGTATTGGAGTGGCAGTGATTCGGAGGAATCATTTAAAAATACAATGCCACCTGGCTGGAGCGAAACTAGTATAATTTATAGATACAATTCTTACGGATATCGAACTACTGAATTTGATTTTGCAAGTCCATTACCAAATATTTTGTGTCTAGGTTGTAGTTTCACTGAGGGAATAGGAAACAGAGAAGAAGATTCATGGGTATCTATAATTAAGAATTCTTTCCCACAATATAATGTATATAATTTAGGTGTTGCCGGAGCAAGCAACGACACTATAGCTAGAATTTTAACCAATGTAGTATCGTTATTCAGTCCCGAGCATGTTTTTATCCTGTGGACAATGGCTAATAGATTCGAATCATATCATACTCCAACTCCGAGGCACCCGGCTATTAAACTGCATGGTCCGTGGGATAAAATTTCCACAGACACTTTGTTTTTATATGATAATCTGCAAAGTTATAATAATTTTGCCAAAAATAAACTTCTAGTTAATCAATTAAGTAAAAATTACAATTTTAAATTGCACGAATTAGAAGCCAATACATATATCACTTCTTTTATACCCACAGATTCTGCTAGAGATTCGCATCCTGGTCCGTCGTGGCAGAAACAGGTTGCAACTGAATTTCTAAGAGTATACAATAATTAAATGCTTATACAAAAATACGACTATACACCCATCAATCGCCAGAGCGTGGATGGAAAACGACTTTACAGTTTGCCCGATGGCAGTAAAGTTCCTTCAGTAACAACAATTCTCGACAAAACAAAGTCCGCCGAAAGTAAAGCGGCACTTGATAACTGGCGAAAAGCTGTTGGTGAGAAAAAAGCTCAAGAGATTACTACAGAAGCCGCCAATCGCGGAACACGTATGCACAAATGGTTGGAAGACTATGTGCGTAATGGACGCGATATGGGCGAGCCCGGTACTAACCCCTACAGTATGCAAAGTCATAAGATGGCGCAGACAATTGTAGAACAGGGCTTAGTACATGTAGACGAGGTATGGGGAATTGAAGTACCATTATATGTATCTGGACTGTATGCTGGTACAACTGACGCTTGTGGTGTACATAAAGGTAAACCAGCTATTTTAGACTACAAACAGACCAATAAACCGAAGAAAACAGAGTGGGTTCAGGACTATTTCCTCCAGTTATGCGCTTATGGACTAGCACACAACGAAACACACGGAACTGACATTAAACAAGGTGTTATTCTAATGTGCAGTCAAGACTTCCAGTATCAGACATGGACAGTTGAGGGCGAGGAATGGGATATGTGGACAGAAAAATGGTTGAAAAGGGTAGAGCAGTATTATAATCTCAGCTAAATATAAAATATAGATGAGGTTAATAACATGGCTGTAGTACAAATTTCAAAAATACAAATCCGTAGAGGATTACAAGAAGATTTGCCACAATTAGCATCGGCTGAGTTGGGCTGGTCAATTGATGAACGTAGATTATTCATTGGTAACGGTACATTAGCAGAAGGTGCTCCTACTACCGGTCGTACAGAAATTCTCACTGCACAATCTATATTCTCAGAATTGGCAGCTATCACAGTATTGCAAGGTAATGTTGCTAATATAGAAGCCGATGTTACTACTATACATTCTGATATTGCTAATTTACAATTACTTACAGGAGTTAATTCGCTTACTTTAGCAAATAACACAACTGCTAATATCGGAATAGTAGATACTCCTACTACAATGTCGTATGCTATTACTAGGAATTCCAAACGACGAGTAGGCACATTAACTGCTGCAAATTACGGATCAACAACTTCAGTAGATGATGAATATACCGAAACTGCTGATATCGGAGTAACTTTTGGATTTACTGGTAATGTACTGTATTATACAACAACTAATATAGTTGGACCAAGCAATGTTGCAGAAATGAAATTTCATGTAACGATATTTAATTAATATACTTGTAATAAATTGTGATAACATGTATACTATACTGAGTATATAAATATCTTACCGCAGTTAATAAAATAGTAAATACAACACAACATTCAACAATACAAATTTAGAGCAGTACTAAATTAAGAGGTCATCAAATTGAGTATCATTCAAGTAATAAAACGTAGCGGTAGTCGCGCTCCGTTAGCAGTAGATAAATGGCAAGCCCAGATTACAAAAGTATGTGCTGGGATTGCAGATGTAAGTCAGTCAATGATTGAAATCAAAGCACAACCACACTTTTACGATGGCATTAGTACACGAGAGATTGATGAAATTACACTCCGTGCTATCGTAG